ATGTTCGTAGTCTGTTCCGTCATTCAATCCATTAAGAGAATTATGTGTGAAATCTGAAGATGTATAAGTTGTGTCTGTAAAAACTGCCCCACTTGGCACGGCTTCCTCTACTAAGGGATGTGCGATATTTGTAGCCTTTAAACTATTTACAACTATCTCATCCCATTTATCAGAGCCTAATAGTCCTGCGTTTGTAGTGTCGGCTTCTATTAAAGTTGCATTTGTTCCATCAGAAGAATTAACATCCATCGTAGTGGCTGTCTTTGTTCCTAAACTTAGGTTAGTTGTAACGTTGTGGTCTACATCTGTGTTCTTAGCATTGTTTAAAACATGCTCATCATACATCGTAGTCGTCATAACCCCAGCGTTTGTCACATTTGCGGCGGCGATAGTGTCATTGCTCCCATCACTTGATTGAACATCGACATTTGTAGGGGCTTCCACTATTGTAATATTTGTTGTTACATTATGGTCTACGTCCGTCTCCTTCGCTGTGTTTAAGTCGATTGCTGTTTCGAGTTGAGTATGTGTTTGAGTTCCAATATTACTTAAAGCTGTGTGGTCTGTTGTATCTGTGTAATTTGTAGCGTGGATTACTGCTGGGTCTTGGGTAATTGTCCAGTCCACTCCAATACTATCATCAACATATTTTTTTGTAGAAGCATCCGTATCTACTGCTGGTGCTGGTACTTTAATATCTCCACCAGTATAATCCCAGTTTCCCGTCGGTGTTATGTTTTCTATTTCTATATCTGCCATAGTGTTATATAATTATTGAAGTATTAAAACATTTCCATTTAATGTTGATACTGCCCCATCCAATACTAAGATAGTATTTGCTACGATTCCCCCAACTCCACCAGCCACTTCATCATCAACATATTTCTTATTAGGGATGTCAATATCATTAACTGGTGTTTTTAAAATTGTACCTGCCGAGTTGTCTCCAGAGTGATTAGGTATTTCAAACTGCTCTCCGCCTACTCCCATAACTGCCGCACGTTTAGGAGCAAATTGTTTTAAAATTTTGGCTGTCTTCCTCTTATCTACCATGTCCCTTCTTCCGTTGCAATTAGATTAGGGTTGCCTGTCTGCTTTGTAGTCTCTGCAATTAAACCATCCTCATTAGGATAGTCTTTAGATATATCTTGTGTTCCAATAGTTGCCATAAAAAATATTAGATAAATAAGTATTTATTCTTTTGCTTTTTCTTTCTTCTCTACCTTAATCTCTGGCTTTGCATTAAACTCTGGGTATTTCTTTAATAAATCTTGTGCTGCTTTATCATAACCAATAGAAACATAGTGGTCATATAATTTCTTAGAATTTTCTTTAGTCATTTTATGTATCCGTATCAGTAATAAGATAAGCTGCTTTAGGGTCTGTTAGAATAGCTACACCGTTCTCCCATACTGCAATTTTAGTACCTTTACCCATAATATTCTCTGTTTCAGAGTGTAAGCCTTCAAACGATTTCCATGTTACTGCTTTAGATGGAAGTCCCATCCATACAGAATCCGCTACAACATTGTTAGAGACTACTAATTTCGTTCCTACAAGAGTTCCTACAACTCCCGTAGAGACTTTGTCAGAAGCATAAGCTGGTATACTGGAGCCTTTTACGGTTATAACATAATTAAGTAAATCCTTGTAATTCTTAGGGTTCATAGCTACGATAACTCCTGCTGTATCATAGTCTTGTTCTGCGATTGCTTGAAGTCCAGCCATAATGTCTAAGATTGGATTACCGTTACTTGTATCATCCCATCCTGTACCCGTAGCGGCTGCGGTTCCGATTGTAGTTGGGGTCTGTGACTCACTCATAACATTATAAATTACCGTATCTACTTGCTTAACAACTGCTCGAGTAAGTCTTAGGATTGTTCTTGCTAAAACATCAATATCAGCACTCTTAATATCTTCCCTAGAGATAGTTCCTTCGATTGCGTATTTTACTGGATAAGCAATTTCTCTATTCCAGCTTACTTCCGCCTGCTCAAATTGAGATAAAGGGGAAGTCTCTAAGAAAGACGGAGAAGTGAGAGTTAAGTCTGCTGCGGTTTCTTGGTACCATCGGACAGAGTCTCCATTTGTATTTGAAACACTAACCATGTTCTTAAAAACATATTCTGTTAAGGCAAAACCCTTAATCATCTTGTCAATATCTAATCCACGAATATCAGTTGTTTCTACGGTTGCCATTATGCTAAATTAACCACTATTGGATTTAGTTCGAATTGAAACCTTGCCCCGCTTGCTGCGGTCTTCAAACATGTTCCGACAATATTTTCAGAACCCACATCAGCGTCTACTAACCTATTCGCCGAGCTTGTTGATGAATCTGTAATTATTGCCTTACCGAATGTAACCCCTGCAACTCCCGCAGTTCCTTCACAAATTCCCCCTCTAAAGATTGCTAATTGAGTTCTTCCATCACTTGCTATCTTGTCTCTTGCCGTAACCCCTGCAACAATATCAGTATCACCGTTAGATAAAACTGCTGTTCTTTCATCAGTCATCTTACACATAGAGCCTTTTGGGATAGCTATTGCGTTTGCAACTGTAAAATCGATTGGGTCTTCAGTCCTTACCTTCATAATTATTTCGTCTGCCATTATATTCGGTTAACCGAATAAGTATTTAAATCTTTGCGTTTTTCGTAGAAACTTCAATAACTCTCTTTTTAAAAAATTCTAGTAGTTCTTTCTGTAATCTTAGGGATGTCTCTAATTGTGTAATTGCTGTTTCTGCATTTTCCGCATAAAAATTATATCTCTTTTGTTCATCGTTATAAATTACTAAATCTTCTTCATTCTTTTTTGGCATCTTCAAAATCTCCAGACATTACTTTATCTACATACTCCTTAGGTGTTTCTTCTTTTGTCTTTATTGGCACATTTCCGCCAGAAGTTCCAGCTAGTCTTTGGTTGGCGTGTAGTGTTTCTTGTCTCTTTAGAAGTTCTTCCGTCTTCTTATTGGCTTCTTCTTGCCTAGTAACAATCGCCTCAGTCTTAGAATATAAAGAGTTATCTTCTTTAGAAGTCTCAACGCTCTTATTACCTTCCTCTCCTGTTGTGTCAGTCTTATCTGTTTGTTCATTTGGCATGTTATTGTATGTGTCATATCCTTTATAAAGTTTTCTCTATAGCTGTTGTCAGCTTGTTTACTGCCGCCGTTAAAGATTTTTGCCATTTGTATCTCTCGATGATAAGCGTCAAAGTCCACAACCCAAGAACTCCATAATTAAGTAGTGTTTGTTCTATCATATTTCCTCCCCTGTTACACCAAACATTTCATCTAGTTGTTCGTCTGTGAAAGTAAGCCCTTCGCCACCAGTAAGCAAAGCAATTTCTAATTTATCAGAATAAAATGGGGCTTCTTCTTTTATAAATAAATCAAACCTAGCCAGATTATCTCTACCGTCTTCCATCCATGAGTTAAGGTCTCCGCTTACCTCTGCCTTTAGTTGTCTTCTTGCTTGATGAACTCTTGTAAGTTGCCTATTATATATATTTTTATATTCCTCTGCACGTTGAGGGTCTTGTCTTGCTAGTTCTGCCATACCACGCATAATCTTTCTTGCCGATGTTAGTTCTAACTCGGCGGCTCTAATCTCTCCTGCTTGCTGTTTCTTAACATTTCCCACATAACCAGCAATAAATCCTCCTATTGCACCAATACCCACTCCTAACAATACACCCGGAACTCCTCCGATTAGTCCTGTCTTACCCCCTAATAATGCTCCGCCTAGAACTCCTGTTGCAATACCGGGTATTGTTCCAACCCCACCTGATAATGCGGCTTGACTTTTATTTACGCTCGCCTGTTGGGCTGATGTTAAGACTCCCACTTGTCCTAATTGGCTCATTATTTGTTGTACCCGTTGCTGTTCGGCTGCTTGTGATTCTTGTTGTTGTATTCCTTGTGCTGCTGAAAGTCCACCATCTAGTGATTGTTTAAATTCTGTCTCTCCCTGTAACGCTCTAGTTTCCTCTATTGTCTGAATCCTTTGGTTTCCTTGTGGGTCTGTTATCGTCCTGTCTGGTAGAACCCCACCAACCTTAGGGACTGTTGTCAAAGGTGTAGGCTCTGGGGTTGGTGTTGGTGGTTGTTGTTGTGTTGCCCCTGTCCTGTCTGTTGTAGTATTAGGAACAAAACAGCTACCCGCTCCTGTCTCTGCATTTGTTACTGTCCATGTTCCACCCCTAGAAACACACTCTTGTTTCCTTTGGACGTTCTTTTCTGATTGAATTACTCTGTCCTCTTTTATAAGATTGGGGATTGGAAATGCCATCATCTATTAACGCTAGGCGTTGCCTCCTCTGGTTGTAGTTGTGTCGTCCCTGTGTTTGCTGCTTGGTTCTCTTGTGCCTGTGGGGCTAATGATGGGGGTCTAGTAAATTTAACAACCCTGAACATCTGGCTATCAATAGCGTTCTCTTCGTCTAGTGCTTCCTTTCCTGCTGTTACTTCAAAAATTAGATGTCCGTTAATACCACCAACTTCACTCGTACCGTCGCTAGTTATCATACTTCTAGGTACTCCTATAGAAGCGTAGGTGTGATTCTCTCTACTAGTAATCCAGTTCTGCCTATCCTCTGATGACCTACTTGGGTATGGTTTTATTTCTGCTGAATCTTGTGGTAGTCCAACCATCTCCCCATTCTTAACTGCCTTCTCAATAGCTGCGTTTGCATAAGCAATCTTGCCTATGTTGTTAGTTTTATATTCTACAATTCCTAGGGCTTTGTCTCTGTGTTTGATAACTCTCTCGTCTGCCTCTGCCTCTTGTCTAGCGTCTATTGTTTTCCTAATTGCTGCAATTTGTGAAGTCCCGTGCAATTGGTCACCTATCCTCTTGTTGCTAGTGTGGTACATGTGAGTAGTCTTAATCGTCTTCCACTTCTTGCTATCCCAAACCTCATACCTCTTAATTCTCCCTGCCTCAGAAACTATTTTAACCCTCTCTGGTGAGATTGGTACTAGGTTGGCTAGGGCTTTTGAGTTATCATCGTCCTCCCAAATAATTTCCATGAATGCGTCGCCTACTATTAACTTAATGACTTCATGATTCCACATAAGAGTAGCGAAGTTGTCGTTTCCCCTTCCTGTTA